AACAGAAAAAACGCTACTAGCAACGGACGCGATGTTTACGAACGAATGGTTAATAAGTACCAAGGCAAAGTCGACAAAGAAAACGCAAGATACAAAAAAGACTATGGATGGTGAAAAAACAAATAAAGTAAACAAAGGTTTGCTACAATAGCATTTAGTTATGTTTAATTAGATAGAGGATTGTTTTATGAGTGAATACGAATTAGCACTTCAAGAATATATGGCAAAGTTAAAGGGCGGCTTTGCACAATCTATGGATAATGTTAATAATAATCTGAATAATAATTTTACTGGTGTTATGGGTGGTGACGCTAACACGCAAACAGTAGACGAACTAACTCCGGGTATTATTAAAGATACTGACATAAACAACACAGCAGCAGAAAGAGAAGCCTTATTAGCTGGATTTGCACCAGTTGCTTCAAACCTTGGACTTACTAATGACCCAGTATTTATGCCCGGTAGGACACCAACTATACCTGATGTAGTGCCAACTGGAATGGATTATGCTGGGTCAGGTCAGCCTAACATGAATGCACCAGTCATTGACAGGCAACAATTTAATAAACAATTCGCAGCATTGAGTGAGCAAGAAAAAAGAAATGTAGAAGAGATTATGGCTAACATGGATGATTTAGAAAAAGCAAACTTTGCGGCTGGATTAACTGGAGCGCCTTTAAGTGGTTTTGCTGTGCAAGATGAAATGTTAGACTATACAAGAGGATACTAATATGGCTTTATCTAATTACACAGAACTTAAAGCTAGTATTGCAGACTTTTTAGATAGAGATGATTTAACTACTGTCATCCCTGACTTTATAACATTAGCTGAGTCACAGATGAATAGAGATATACGTCATTGGAAGATGGAAGCTAGGGCTAGTGGTCAACAAGATGCTGCTGATGAATACATGCAGATACCACCTGACTGGGTAGAAACTATTAGAATGCATTTAACTGGTAATGGCACGTCAGTAGTTAATTTAATATCAAGAGATGCAATGGCTGATAAACGGGCAGCTATGTCAAATGCTAGTGGTACGCCAAGTGCATACACACACGCAGACAGTCAGTTTCAATTGTATCCAACACCAAACGCAACAACAGATTTTGAGTTACTCTATTATCAAAAGCTCCCAGCTTTAAGTAGTAGTAACGCAGATAACTGGCTTTTATTAGAAGCACCTGATGTATACCTCTATGGAGCGTTATTACACTCAGCACCGTATCTAGCGGAAGACGAAAGAGTAGGGGTATGGGCGCAGATGTATGCGGCGGCTATACAAAGATTAAACCAAGTCTCTGAAGATGCTATGTTTAGCGGTTCAGGGTTAACACTTAAAGTGAGGGGATTAGTATGAGTTTTACAAACTTTTTAGAAACAGAAATCTTAGACCACGTATTTGCTGGTGCAGCTTACACAGCTCCAAGTACAAAATACATTGGTTTATTTACAGCAGCTCCGGGTGAAACTGGTGGTGGTACAGAAGTATCAGGCAATGGATATACAAGAAAATCTATAGCCTTTGCTACTTCAGGTGCAACAACAAGTAACAACGCAGCAGTAGAATTTCCAACAGCAACAGGCACTTGGGGTACGATTACACACGTTGGTATCTTTGATGCAGCAACGTCAGGCAACTTAATGGTATACGCTACGTTAACTGCAAGTAAAACTGTAGCATCAGGAGATGTATTTAGAGTTCCATCGGGTGACCTAGATATTACATTGAACTAGGCTAGTCTCACATGAGATATAGTCAGTTTAAATTTAACCGAGGAAGGTACGGTACTGCCGACTTACATGATGGCGCTTCGGCGTTAACTGCTAACTCTAGTGTAGCTAATGTAGTCGCAGAGCGTATACAACACTCAGGTGCTATATCTGCTGGTGTATCCGTTGTTGCTTCAGTTGCTAACTTAACTAGTATTGGCGCAAGTGCAATAACCTCAACAGTAACTTCGGCGTGTGTTGGTCAGATAACTGCGTCCGGTAGTGCTTCGGCAACAGCAACAAACACTACGACTGCTCTTGGTCAACGTGTGCTACAAGGAGTAATGACAGATTCCTTTGGTATCTATGGGATTTCTACTGTTGCAAGTAACGCGGAATTGATTTATTTAGGTGCTGCATCATTTACTTCTACGTCAACCGTAACTGCAAAAGGTGGTTACACGCATACAGCTAACGTTGTAGACGTATCGACAAGTAGTAGTGTTGTATCAGTAGCACGATTAAAGTGGACTCCAATAACAGAAGGCGCAGAAGTATGGACAATAATAGCGGCATAATATGTTAATACCATTACAAATACCACCGGGCGTTTACAAAAACGGTACAGATTTTGAATCATCCAATAGATGGCTCGATTCTAATTTAGTTAGGTGGCAAGATGGTTCTTTACGTCCTGTAGGAGGATGGGATACACGTAAAGCTTCAGCAGCAGCTTCTGTTCCTAGAGGTATGCACGCTTGGGTTGACAACTCAGATGGCTCTGCATTAGCATTAGGAACGCACAATAAACTTTATTATATTAACGCTTCAAGCACAGTAACTGACATAACACCTACGTCAGGCTTTACTGCTGGAGATGTTAATGCAACATTAAATGTAGCTTATGGTGGAGGTTTTTGGAATAACGGTATTTACGGTATAACAAGACCATCTACAGGTATATATCAAGAGGCAACAACATGGGCATTAGATAACTTTGGACAAAACTTAGTAGCGTGTTCATCTAAGGATGGCAAGTTATGGGAGTGGACACTAAATGTAAATAACAAAGCCGCAGCAATAGCAAATGCTCCAACAAGTAATTTGTCTATGGTCGTAACCGAAGAACGATTTATTTTTGCATTGGGTGCTGGTGGTAATCCACGTAAGGTTCAATGGTGCGATAGCGAAGCAAATACTGTATGGTCTCCAGCAGCTACAAACGAAGCTGGTGATTTTGAATTAGTTACGAGTGGTCAAATTATGTGTGGTCTACGCATGAGAGGCTCAACATTAATACTAACAGACACAGATGCACACCAAGCAAGATACTCAGGTGCGCCATTTGTCTATGGCTTTGAAAGAGTTGGAACTGCGTGTGGTGTTGCATCAAGAAAGGCGGCTGTAGCTATTGACCAAGGTGCATTTTGGATGGGCAACAATGGTTTCTTTATGTTTGATGGAAGTGTAGCAACAGAATTACAATGTGATGTCCATGATTTAGTTTTTACCAATATCTCTAACAGTCAAATTAGTAAAGCAACCGCAGTACATAACTCACAACATAGTGAGATATGGTGGTTTTATACATCAGAAAATTCTACTGAAAACGATAGATATGTGACGTATGACTATAAAGAAGGGCATTGGGCAGTTGGTGAATTAGACAGAACAGCAGCAGTTGATAGGGGTGTATTTGACAATCCAATATGGGCAGATGCAAGTGGCAATCTTTACAACCATGAATACGGTGTTGCACATGGAACATACAAACCTTACGCTGAGTCAGGCTCAATTAGCCTTGGTAACGGTGACCAAATTATGAAAGTAACTAAACTGATACCTGATGAATTAAATCAGGGTGATGTTAAGGTTACATTTAAAACAAGATTTAATCCAAATGACACAGAGACATCTCATGGCTCATTTTCTTTAACTAACCCAACCTCTGTAAGGTTTTCAGGTAGACAGATACGAATACGTGTAGAAGGTGAAAAACTAGCTGACTGGAGGTCAGGTGTTATGCGAATTGAAGCAAATGCTGGCGGCAAACGATGAGTGGACAATTACCACCAGCGCCATTAGGAGACAAATGGAATATATGGGCAGAACGTATTAACAAATTTATAGTTGGAACACGTAACAAATTAGAATTTAAAGATGCCGATTCTAAAGCTACAGAAGATGGCGTTATAATGTGGGATGAAGCTCAAAATGCAGTAGTAGTTTCTAAAAATGGTGCTTGGGTTAAGTTAAAATACGACCCATGAATATACAAGAAGAATTACTACGTGGTAAAGATTGGATACAGTCAGCACTTAATAAAGGTGGAGACACGCACGACTTTAAAGATATTGTAGATGGTGTGTTAAGTGGTCACATGCAGTTGTGGATGGGGTCAAACGGATGTGCAGTAACAGAAATTATCGTGTATCCTAATAAGAAAGTGCTTCATGTGTTTTTAGCTGGTGGTAATAAAGGCTATGGAATTAAACAAATTACAGACATGCACGATGACGCAATGGCATGGGGTAAAGAACAAGGATGCGATGGTATGACTGTTGCTGGCAGAAAAGGATGGAAAAAAGTTCTATCATCTAAAGGATGGAAAGAACAATTTACAACATTAGCAAAGGAGTTTTAACATGAGTGGTGGTGGCGGAAAAGGTGGTAGCAAGACTACCGAAACAACGATACCTGAATGGGTACGCGCTCCAGCAGACAGAAATCTGCAAAGAGCCGAAGCTGTACAACAACTTGAATACATGCCTTATTTTGGGGCGCAAGTAGCAGCATTAAATGAGAACCAAACTAATGCAATGCAAAACAATGCAAACGCGGCTTCAGCATTTGGTTTACTCGCACCTACAGATG